TTTCGAGAATACCCTTATTAGAACCAGTTCCCGAAAATTCAAATTTAAGCTGACCTGTTTTCATTGCATCAGTAATCTGCTGGCCTACTGCTAATCCAATTTGAGCGGCAATAACGTCCCATTTTGGCTCTCCTGCTTTTGTTGTAGTTGCAGATCCTCCTCCTGATGATGGTGATGCTGTAGGAGAGGATACTGCAGTTGATCCTGAATAGTTCTTTGATGAAGTTGATATCTCCAGAGATCCCTCAGAAATTCTTCTTAATATATCGGTTAATTTCTCTGCATCCAATTTTTCAATATTAACTGCTAGATCCCCTATACCATCTGCTAAATCCTGAATAGAAGCGGTCATCTTACTTAATCCATCCATAGATGAAGATAATTTACTCAACTGATTGATCATATCCTCATATTTCTGTAATGCCTGCTTTGCATCTTTTGTTGTTGTCTTTCCCTCTAATTTTGTAGCTAATGTATCTGAGAATGTTATTAGAGCATTTACAATATTACCAGCTACTTGCTCCATTGATATTTTTTTCGGTTTTCCCCCTTCCATTATTGGCTCCCCCTTTTCATCAAATAGAGGCATCATATTATCCGTTCCAAATTCCGCAAATACTTTTAATACTTCAGTAAATTGCATAACAGCTCCTAAAATACCATGTTTTCCTGTAAGAGCTTTAGCCATTCTCTGAACCCTTCTCTTTTGTCTACCAGATATACCTGCTTCTTCTCCGTCACCAAATTCCTCTTCCGATTTTCCGAATAATCTTTCCGTAAAATAAAGGAAGGATCCTATCATATTGTCAACAACTTTTTCGGCCGATACTTTCTTTCGAATTTCATTTCCGTTATCGTCGTAATCGATATAGCCAATCATATTATCTTCCCCAAATTCTGAATAGGTCTTTAGGGCATCAGCAAATTGGATAACAGCTGATAGAATACCTCTTCTTCCGGTAAGTGCTCTACCCATTTTTTTGATAGCAGCAGCTTTATCCTTTGTTAATCCATCAGTAGATTTTATTAGAGCTTCTAGAAATGTTGAAATAGAGTATGTAATATTATCAGCTACCTTAGTAACATTAACTTTTTCTCCGAATATTGGTTTTCCGTCTTTATCATAACCTTCTATGATTCTCATATTTTCTAATTCGGCAAATGCTGAAATAGCTTTTGCAAATTGAGAAAGAGCAAGAGACATAGACATCAGAACTGCAGTTCCAGCAAATAAAGTAGCACTATTTTTTATAAATTTTTTAATTCCGCCTTCCCCAACTGCTTTTCCTCCAGCTAATACAGAAATCCCACCCAAAAATCCTTCTAATGATCCTCCTATTAAATCAGTTAGAATCTGCCCTACATTATCCCCAGCTAAAGATTTTCCAGTAGCAACTAATTCTCCAATACTTTTAGCAAGGAGAATAAGAGCAGCAGATAATAGAATCATGGTAATGGCTCCGGTCATAACCAGACCTGCTACTACAGGGGTTCCAAGAAGAGCAAAAAGCCCAACAGCAGCAAGAGTAATAAGACCTATAACTCCTAGACCTCTCATTACAAATCTCTTATTATCATCCTTTTCCTCTTTAGTAGCTGAGGTAGGAGTCATTCCGGTCATAAGTAGCTTAGCTGTTGTTGCAAGAGCCAAAATTCCTATACTTAATACTATTAATCCAGCTGACATCCAAACAATACTCATAAATCCTTTGAATGTCATATTCTTCATAGCTCCCAGCATCAGGAACATAAGAGTCATTGCTGCAACTATGCCTACCATTATTAGTAATGATTTAAAAATTGATCCTCCAGATTCACTTCCCAATATTTTTGGGAGAAGAACTATGGTAATAGCAAAAGATAGTATTCCTAGGGATAGAGCGGCCATTCCAAGGCCTATATCTTTAATAACGTCTGTTCCTTTATCAACTACTTTCTTAGCAAGCCAAAGTATCCCAAACATCAAAAGAACACCCAAAACTAATCCGCCTAAGAATAGGAGAACATCTGTAGGTTTTGCTAATCCTAGAAGCATTCCAGTAAGAACTAATGATCCGGCTAAAGCAAGTATTCCTAATCCTAAATATGCAAATGATAAAGATATATCCTTAATAGGTTTAGCCACATCTTTAAGGGCTTTTCCCATTTTTTCAAATGTTTTTACAGCATTTTCTACTTTTCTCCTCTTTCTAGCTTCGCCAGATTCAGCCATAAATTCATATAGCTGATCCAAACTCCAAATAGCTCTTTCAACTTGCTTTGTCCTGATCTTTCCTAGATCACCAAGTCCTTCGGCAATCGATGGAAGAGAAGTGCCCATAAGACCTAAAGAATCTGTAATGGACTGCAATTTTTTGACATCCTTATCTTTTGATTTGGATGCAATTTCCATCATTCCTTTAAGAAAACTGAAAAAGGTTTTTGTTGATTTAGGTCCAACTCCAGCAAATGATTTAACAGCTCCTCCTAATTTTGTAGCGATGGATCCATCACCGGCTGCAGCCGGACCGGCAGTTGTAGTTGTTTTTCCAGCGCTTCTCTGATTTGCCTCAATTTTTCCTACAACTTGAAGGATCTGATATAATAGCTCGTTAGCATTTTGCATATATGTAGGGCAATTTTATTTATATATCCCAGCAATAAAAAAAGTGCTCGCGAGAGCACTTTATGATAGTTTAGGAACGCTTAGCTTAGGCATAGATAATTTTGGAGTTTTAAATCCTCCATAATTTGTATCGCCTACCTTAGGCATTTTTGGTTGTTTATGAGAAGTCTGCTGCTTTTTATATTCGTCTTCTTGTTTTTTGTATCTCTTATTCTCTTCCGTAATTTTTTCATCTAAATCCTGGAAGAGATATTCCATCATGTAGAATTCAGATTTATCTGTATCCTCTAAATTCCATCCCCATTTATCAGTAGCAATAAAATAGATTTTACGCAAGCTGTGAAAATGGATCTGAAATAAGGAGAATAGATTTAATCCCGCCTTGAAAGTTTAGCGGGATGGTCCGCTCACCTCCTTGCTCATCCCTATATTTTATTACAGGATTGATCGTGTCAGCAAATATTTTTCTGATTTCAGTGAGCATAGAAATCTCGGCATTCGACCAATTCTGAGATTCGTAAACAAATCTTTCATAAGATGCATCGTTAAGTCCTCTCCAATCAGGAATAACAAAAGGAGCAAAATTAAGAAAGTCCTGGTCAAAGGATTCCTGCTGTCTCTGTTTTCTATTGATATAGTTCTTAAGCCAGTTAGTAACACCAACAGATGGGAGATGCACATTAAGGGATTTCCCTGTTTTAAATTTAAGAGAAATACACCTTTTTTCTGGATCATAATAGCTCATAAGGCGATCATCAAATGTGATATAATCAACCATATCCTTAGCTACATCAATCTTTTTAGTTTCAGAGATTTTAACCTGAAGAACATTTTCGCCCTTAACAAAGGTTCTTTCCCTAATAGCCAAAAGGATATAAAATCTGTCAACTTCCTTAATATCTTTCCAGGAGGATAGGCTATTTCCTGGTAACTTAATAGTGCAGCATCTCTCAACGACATAATTAAGCATATCATCTAGGGCCGAAAGATCATCCTCATTGAGAGTTGACCAGTGACGGATTTCTCCAGTTGTAGCTGATCTAATAGCTATTTCCGTTCCTTCCGGATAGAATAGACCTTGAGTTGGGAGATCCTTTACATTAATCTTATCCCATCCTATTTGATTTCCCAATGATACATGTTCTGGCGATTTTTGCCAGGGAAGTTTGCTTTTATCTGTTTCTGAAAGCGGAGATCCTACTTGATCTTGCATAGGGGGATTAGGCGAATCCTTTCCTTCCTGGCTTTCAACAAATTCTTTAATTTTATCTTCACTCATATTTTAAATATTACACGGTTTATCTATATATCATTATAGTGGGAAAAACCTCCTAGGTTTTAACAAAAAAAAGACCTAAAATAAATTTAGGTCTCTTTTTGGATTTATAGGGGATTGATGTTATACGATTGTTTCGTCCCATGAATCGCAAGCTAGTCCATATCCTTCTATTCTATAGATTTCTTCTGACTGATAATCTAGTTCAGGAGCGGGAAGAGCTGTTATTGGAAATACATTATAAAGCTTCCATTGCCAGTAAGGATTAGCAGCTCTATCATATAGCGTTACCAAAGCCCAAGGAGCAACATAATCTGCTTTCAATCCAGTACGACCAGTTAAGGGGTCATAAACTAAGTCGTTCCATTTTCTTAAGGTTTTCAGTACGTAAGCACTAGGAGTTTTATTTAGGTTTACCTCAAATTTAAGAGTTATATCCATCGTGGTCTTTTCTGGCTTCGGACCAGCAAAACGTCTTTCAGCCCATTTATAGAACTGACCTATTGGAGAAGCTGGGAACGAGTTAGATTCTAGACCAGATATGCTTTGAACATTTTCGAGTAATAGATTTGTATTCTCTTCTGTCGAGCCAACACCCACAGGGAGAGATATTTGAACTGTCCATAAGTTCAAATATAGCGGCTCAAACAATTCTTGTGCTGCTCTTGAGTTCCTGAAATGTGGTAAGCCGAAAGACCCCTGACTTTTAAAATTTTCAGCCATATCGAGTTAATTTATTTTATATATTCGTTTTTTATACTGCTGTAAATCCACCGGAGCTAGCTCCACCAGACTTATTAACAGTGATACGGTTAATAATTTTCTCCATACCTTTAGTAATCCAAACTCCGATATCGACGATTGCAAAGCCCTCGTCAACAATATCTGAAGTATTATTACTTTCATCCATTACAATCTCATAATTGTAAAGTGCTCCTGCATCTTTTATTGATTCAAGAATTGGAGATATAGTATTAACAACATTAAGTCTCATGACTGGATTATTGTATTGGAATACAAAATTCTGAAGAGCCTCATCCACCTGTAATTCGATTGTATTAAGAAGTTCTCTTACGTGTAGATAGTTGTAATCACTCTTAACAGCCTGGAATGATGTAACGTTAGCATATATCATTATCTGACCTGCTCCGGTTCTCTCAATAATTGAGTTGTATCCGAATGGCTCTAGATAATCTCTGTCATATCTGTCGATCATGTATTCTACTCCTCCTAAATTAGGATTAGATAGTACTCCATTCTGGTTAGCAACGATTGCATAAGGATCTCCACCTAAGAATTTCCTGATGTATGCGTTAGCAACGTCAGCTGCTGGTGGTACATCGATTGTGGTGTCACCCTCAACATATCTTAGGAATGGTCCAAATACTCCGCAATATCTGCTTCCATTATCCTCATCAGGAATAGTAAATCTGAAGCTTCTAGGCATATCAGGGTTACCTCCTTGAGCTATCCACTCTGTAGAGAAGATAGGCTTAGGATCTACGCCTGGGATAAAAATATCGCAGAAGTAAGGATCCTGGGATGTTGCAAACTGCTTGATTGATGGAGCAGAAATAATAGCTGTAGTTTTTCCTCTTTTCTTTGCAAGTCTGGAAAGATATACTTTACCACCGCAATTAGGTCTTAATCCATAAGCCATGGTATCAACTACATATCTGTAGTTTATCATATCTGGATTCATAAGGCCTCTTAGAATTCCTGGATCTTCAAGCATTGAGTAAATTTTTTCAACGCCTTCTTCGATTGAAGGAGCTCCATTCTCATCAAATCCTGGGAGATGATTAGAAGTAAGTTTTAGTCCATTAAGTTTTTTGAATAGGTAATGGGTAGTTACTGTTGCATCATCAATTGGTTTCTGAGTAACAACTGTCGTAGCAGATAAGTTATCAAATATAGCTTCTGCAGTTTCTAGTACGTATACTCCATTTGGAGAGCCAACTGTTGAAACATCAGTTGTGTATACTTTTGAAGTTACATAGGTAACTCCAGGAATAGTAGTTGTTGAATCCTTTTTAACAAGAGTTCCAACTGTTATTCCGCTAGCATCTGCAACATTATCTAGATAGAATTTCTTACCAGAAGATAGGCCTGATCCGTAAAGAGTAATTTCAAATTCATTGTGAATCTTATAGCTCGATACGTCAATATCATAGCTTAAGAACTGGGATGAAATGCTAGATGATGGGTCAGCTGCATAATCAATAAGATTATGACCTACCATATCTATTACCCAAGAAGCTGCGGTAACAGAAGATCCATCTCCCATTTCCCACTGCTGCTGATCTTCGTCCCAAATAAGCTGGTCTAAAGCATCTTTATTAACATTTAGAAGAACACCGGTTAACTGTGTTGAAGAATTAACGATATCCTCAATATACTGATTAGCTCCAGTCTGATCTCTGAAATCAGGGATTATTGTTCCAATCCATGATCCGATAAGATTTACGCTTGGAAGATTTAAAAAGTCATTCAATTTTGCGGGAAGAATACCTTCTGAAGAGAAGTAATCTGCAAAATAAGGATCTGTAGAAAGAGCTGCATAATTAGTCCAGTCGCCTTCAACAGCTATTACATTAATGAAATAGTCTTTCATCCTATCATATGGTCTGATCCATTCATAAGGAATATTAGTGTCAGCACCATACCAGTCTCTTGCAAATACATCGTATCCCTGAAGACCAATTGCTTTTCTGAAAATAAATGATAGGGTTTTAGTACCAACGTTAGCTACCTGAACTAAAGAAGCACTTTCTGCATTATTTACACCCTCTTTATTTTGTGCTATTCCAAGAAGATATTCGGAATCCGCTTTCCAAAATCTCTCTCTATTGAAATAATTTACGTATTTATCTGTATAGATTCCAAAGTTTCCCTTGCTAGAATCTACTGATAAAGAGATACCCTGAGCTGTGTCAATCGAAGCATCAGTTGGATCTGCATTAACTTTTAGAAGGTTAATAGCAAACACAGGAGACTGAAGTAAAGCAGTCTGTATTGATCTCTGGAAGAAAGAACCCTTTCTCTCTAGTTTTCTATCAAGATCACCATAAAATTTCTGCAAATCCCTTGTATTCCTGATAAAAACAGGAGCGTTAAAAGGGCCTACTTTGGAGAAACCTGGGAACAATCTCAATGACTGTGTTGTAACAACTATTCTCTCTGATTGATCAATCTCTATCGTGTAGACGCCCGCGGATTTAAACTGCGATAAATCTAAAGCAAGTTTAGCCATATTTGATTAAATTATTTTTATTATTTATTCATATAGATTTCCTTGAAAATCTCTTTTTGTCTTTAGTACTTCTGTTTTATTATATATCTCTTGATACAACGTGGAATTTTATACTTCTATGTTATTTCCAGGGAAATGTTGTTCCTGGCTTATATCTAGTTCCCCTTTCCTTAATGAAA